AGTGCATACGCACCCGTGCGTTTCGTCGAAGATTGCACGGAGAACGTGCCGCCTGACACGTCCGCCTCGGCATTGTCGCCCGTCTCAAACCCGGTGAAGTTGAGCAGCGCCACCGCGTCCCCCTACACCCAACAAAGGCCGGGCTGAATGCCCGGCCCTCGGTACTGTCTTCCGCGAATCACCGGCCTACGGGAAGCCCGGGGCGTTTGCAGGCGTCACCGTCCCGATACCCGAAGCGTTCTCCTGGATCGTGAACGTGCCGCCACCGCTCGCCGTCTCGTTCTGCCCGAAGTCCATCCACATGTACAGCGGGTTGGTCGCCGCCGTGCCCGGCGTTGTGTCCGCCAGGACGCGAATGCGCGCCGTGAACCCCGCGCCCGAGCTCGTCCAGGCCGGGTCCGCCTGGTCCAGCTTCAGCACGTTGTTCGTGGTGCTGATCGTCTTCGACCCGCCCGTCGCCCCGCCGGCCGTGTAACCGTTCGCCGTCGAAAGCTCGTTGGTCAGGTCGTTCTGATAGTCGTGCGTGTCCTGGTTCGGCGTGTAAGACGACGAATGCAGGGTGTTTTTCATGGTGTTGGAATCGTAATCAGATTCCTTATTGAAAACGCTTAAGAAAGCCTTCGCGTACCAGTATGCAGTGACGGCCGTGGCTTTACCCTCCTACCATGTTTGGAGTAGCATGGCCTACATGGAGATGTGTTCCGTCACCGGCTGCACCAAAACCGCGAACCGCCAGGCCCACACGCTCTGCGAGGCGCACTACTACCGCCAACGGAGATACGGAAACGTCCTTACCAATCTGCGCCCGGAACTCGGAATGACCGAGGCGGAACGCTTTTGGGCGAAGGTCCAAAAGTCGGAGGGGTGTTGGCTCTGGACAGCGCGCAAGAACAACGGTTACGGCTCTTTTAGCCTCACCGACTCGAACGCGACCGTCTTTGCTCACCGCTGGGCCTACCAGTCTATCGTCGGCCCGGTGCCCGAAGGAACCGAACTCGATCACCTCTGCCGCACCCGTGCGTGTGTCCGGCCGGATCATCTCGAACCCGTTGCTCACCGCGAAAACGTTTTGCGGGGCGAGGGCCTTGCAGCCAAACAGGCGCGAAAGACTCATTGCCCGAAGGGCCACGAATACACGTCCGAAAACACCCGTCGATATGCTGGCCGACGCTACTGCCGCCAGTGTGGCCGCGAGCGGTACGTGCCTCGGAAATAGCGCTGCCATGGCTACACCTCCCCGCCGGCATCAGCCGCGGCCGGCACGCCTTCGACGACGGCCGAAGCGAACTCCTGCAGCTCGCGCTCGAGCACTTCGCGCCGGGTAATGAGCCCGTCGCCCGTGTTCACCAGGCCGTCGCCCAGCACCGGCGAAGCCGCCGCCTGCGCCGCGTGATGCTCTTCGAGCTTCGATTGCATCGCCGCCTCTACCGCCAGCTTCCGCTCCCGCAGCGCCAGCTCTTCCCGGTAGAGCTCCGTTTTGTGCGCGTCCAGCTCTTCGAAGCTGGCCTTGCCAAGGTCCTGTTTCATTCGCCACCTCCCGGCGTGTGCCCGAATACGATCAGTCGCTTACCGACCCGGAAGAGGTCGCGGAAGCCAGGGTCTCTGTCCCGTTGATTGCGCCAGGCTCGCCCCCGCGCTTCGATGCACTGCGCCGCGTGCTGTACGAAGACAGCCGTGCTCAGGTACTCGTTGCACAAGGGACAGTGCTGACTGTTCCCCTCGTCGCCCAGCGCCTTCGCGGCCGTCTCCGCGTCATGCACCGATATCGACGTCTCGCGTTGCTCCGCTCGAGCGCGCATCCAGGCGCGCGCCGCTTCGCCGTGAATGAGCACGCTGCGCACCGGATACGTCGTCTCTGCCATCAATGCACCGCCACCAGCCGCCGGCGTTGCTTCGCACTCAGCGGCGCGCCCGTGCGGTCCACCAGGCGCACCTGCGGCTCGTCCTGCCGGGGTGTCCAGGCACGGAGTTGGTCAAGCGCGGCCCAGAGAGACGTGAGGGCGTCGCGCGAATCCTCGGGCAACGCCTCCATCTGCTCTTCGCTGGGCCTTGGGGTGAGGCGGTCAATCCGATCGACGGCGTCCAGCAGGTTCCCGAACATCGTCACCGAGGCCGGGTCGAAGTTGAACGTCCCACCGTTCCTGAGTCCCTGTTCGATGAGGTTGAGCAACTGCATGTCAGCCCACCAGTTCCTTCGAGCGTGCCCGCGCGTGGACTCCACTGTGCCCGGTCAGGGCGACCTGGGTGTCGAACTCCTTGTGGCAGTCCGGGCAGGTCAGGTCGCTGCGCTTGGCGCGAGGGTTGAACTCGGTGATGGTGTAGACCTTGCCGCGGATCTTCTGCGGGCGGCCGTCGGCGTCCTCGGTGGAGAACACGCCTTCGCCGGCCGCCTCGAACTCCAGCAATGAGCGGCGGCGCTGGAACACGTCTTCCTCGGTCGCGTCCTGCGGGAGACCGTAGACCCGCGCGTAGCCGCGCTGGAAGTCCACCCCGAACGCCGTGCCGGAGTAGTCCTTGTTCAGGGTCGCGATCTCGTAGTCCTTGTAGACATCGAAGTCCATTACTGCTTCCTCCGAAGGATGGCCATCTTCTGCGTGGTATCGATGGTCTCCCAATCCAGTTCCTTCATGGCCCGTCCCACGCCGGGCGTGTTCACGTCGTCCAGGATCAGGTAGCCCTCGGGCGCCATCAGCGGCAGCCACGCGCGAAGGTCTTGTGAGACCGACTCGTAGTCGTGCGCGGCGTCCACGAACAGCAGGCCCACCGTCTTGCTCGCCCAGATCTTCGCGGCCGTCACGGTGTCGTATGGCGTCACCAGGACATTGGCCCGGACTCCGTACTTGTCGAGGTTGCGCTCGAACTCGGCGCGGTAATCGCCGGTGATGTGGTCGAAGTGCTGGGTGATCGGCTCAATGCTCTGCTCGCCCTTGAAGTGGTCCACCGCGATGACGAGGTCGTGCCCCTGGGCCAAACAGATGGTGGACCGCCCCTTGTAGCTCCCGAGCTCGACGACGACGTGCTCCTTTGGGACACGACGGGCGGCTTCGAACAGCAACTCGCCCTCGGGCTCCCAGAGGTAGCCCTCAACGTCGGCCGGGAAGGTGAAGGTGGCGATCATGCGTGGGCACTCTCCAGCTTCCGCGAGGGACGGTGGCGGGCGCCGTTCGCCCGGACTTCCACCTCAACCGGTTCGCTCCACGTGTAGCCGTCCGGCTCGCCGGTGCCCCAGGTGTCCGCGAACTCGGCGCGCCCGATGAAGGAGAACTTCGCTTCGTGGTCGCATTGGAGGGAGAAGTCGGCGTAGAGGGTGTAGCCCTTGGCCCGGGCCTTCTCGCAGAAGTCGAAGTCTTCGGCGCCGCCGGAGTCGGCATCGCACTCGAACCATGGATAACCCACAGCCTCGAGGACTTCCCGGCGCATCAGCACGGCGCCGAAGCCGAAGGCGTCGCATTCCACCAGTTCGCTGCCATCCGGCGCGAAGGCGGCGACGTTCGGCCGGTCTTTCCAGTCGGGGTGCTTCAGGAGCCACTCGGTGAGTTCCCGGCCCATCGACGTGTAGTAGGTGTACCCGTCCTCTTTCTGGCCGAAGTAGCGGTAGATGTGCGGGATGGGCATGTCGGTGCGGGAGAAGTAGGTTGCCGAGACAATCGGCTTCTCGTGTCGCAGGAGCCTCGCCAAGAGGTCCACGGGCCACTTCATGTCCGAGTCCAGCCAGAGGATGTGCGAGAACGGGCCCTGCAGGATTTCCTTCGCAAGGGCGTTCCGGGCCACGTCTACCGGGCGGTTGTGGACGAAGAAGAGGTTGCACGGCACCGGGGGGCGTTTCAACCCCCAGAGCGCGTTGACGTAGTACTCCGGGAGGCCCGGGCCTACGTACGGCGTGGCGATGGCGACTGAGCTAATCGGTTCCAATGTCTCTCCTGTCCTGAGAGTTTTGGTAGGCCGGGGAGGGGACAGCTGCTCCCCGGCCTGAGGGCTCCCGCTTTCGCGGCTCTAGTACGGCTGGGTCGAAGTCGGGTTCTGACCGACAGCCAGGTGGTTCCACTGCTCCATGTCGCCCACGCGAATGCCCACCGCCCCGAAGTCCGGGGAGGTGCCGGCGACCGTGGTCACCGTCTTGTAGTACTTCGCGCGGGAGTGGAAGCGGCGGACGAGTCTCTTCGGTGTGGTAATCGCGGCCGTGGTCGAAGCGACCGTTTCAATCACCAGCAGGTTCGTGTACGTCGAGTTGTCCGTGCTGTGCTGCAAGGTCACCTGCATCGTGTCCCCGATGGATTGCTTCGGGATGTCGATGACGAGTGCCAGGCCGCCGGCCGGGGTGCCGTTGAGGGTTAGCGCCGAAGAGGTCTCGGTCTGCGTGAGCGAGTCCGTGGTGCTGCGAAACGCGAGGTTGTTGTCGTAGATGCCGTAGGCGACGTTCGGCGGGGCCACGAGGACCCTGAAGAACTTCGCCGCAACCGTGGAAACAACCGTGAGGATGAGAGCGATGAGGTTCACGATGAACACCTTTCGTAGCGCACAGCCCCTGGGAGGGCCGGAGGATTAGGTCTTGATGCCGTCCAGGCGGACGATGGAGCGCGGGCCCCACACGCCGAGGCCGACAGTCCAGGTCAGGCGCTTCCGCATGACTTCCTTGTCCTCGAGCGTGTTGTTGCCGATGTCCTTGACCTGCAGCGGGGCGGCCTGCAGCCCTTCCACGTCGTCCTCACCGAACTTCACGGCGAACACGCGGGTGTGGTTGGAACCCAGCGAGTCGGTGTAGCCGGAGGTGATGATGCGGGTGGACTGGTCGGCCTTGACCCCGATGTCGAAGAACGGCACTTCCTTGTAGGTGTAGGCCGGCTTCGTGGCCGCGGTGCGCTGCGTCCGGCGCGGGTCGTCGATCTTGAACGTCGCTTCCACCCAGTCGTAGGTGTTGCCGCGAAGCTGAGCCTGGCGGAGCACCGATTCGAAGCGGAGGAGGAAGAGGTCGTTGCAGAAGACGGCGTCGGGCTTGTGGCCTTCGCAGGCCCAGAACATCTTGTCGAGGTTGTCGAAGAGTTCGTTGGCCTCGGTGGAGTTGTACGTCGAAATGTCGATTTCCGACGCGGGGGTGATGATCTGGGTCGAGCCCATCTGGCCGACGATCTTGTTGATGCCTTCGAACTGGTTGGCGTCGGAGGCCTGGTCGCCGTTGATGAAGCAGTCGTTGACCTTGTAAGCGGCGCCCTTGATGGCGAGCTTGGTCTGCTGCACCGAAGCGCGAGCGAGCTGCGTCTTGTTGTTGTTGTCCAGGAGGACCGGCACGTCGATGTGCTTGGCCATCTGGTAGACCGAGTAGGCGAGCGGCTTGCCGTTGGCCGTGCCCGAGTTGATTGTCCCGTCCAGCGGAATCCAGTCGGGCTCGATAACCTCGTCGTAGCGGACACCCGTTTCCGAGAGCGCCCCGTCGAGGTTGCGGAAGTTCATGATGTCCGCGATCAGCCCTTCCTGGCTGATGCCCATCATGATTCCCTTGGCGAGCGGCTGCTTTTCAAGCTGCGCGTACTGCGCGAGCGTCAACGTAGCCACGGTGAGTTACCCCTTACTTTTTTCCGAACCCCCACCCGGCGGTGATGAGGTCCGTCACGGAGCCGCCTGAGACAGGGGGCTTGCCGGTGCGGTCGTCGGATTCGGGCTTGGGGAGCTTCTTGCGAGCTTCCGCGGCCTTCTTCCGGCGCTCGGCCTCTGCGCGGGCTTCGAGTTCCTTGCGGGTCTTCTCGTTGGCTGATTGGTGAAGCGCGGCCTGCGCGTCGCGAAGGAAGCGAGCGGAGCCGGCGGCGTCGAAGCGGTAGATGCCCGGGTTCTTCTGGGCGTTCTCACGGAGGATGGCCGTGGCCTCGGGAGTGAGGCTGGCCTTCATCGCGTCCACTTCGCGGCGCAGTTCCGCGTTGACTCCGGTCTCCTGCTCGACCTTCCCCGTCTCCTTCCATTCGTAGAAGCGGCGGGCCTTTGCAGGGTCGTTCCGGGTGATTTCGAGGAAGGCTTGCGGGTCTTCCTCTTCGAGGGCTTCCAGTTCGCGGAAGGTGGCGGCATCCCGGCCTTGAGTTGAGCCTTCGTTGAAGCCCTTCTCGTAGGCCTGCTGGATGAGGTTGGGGATGTGCTTTTCAGCTTCTCCCTGCCACTCCGCGACGGTGGCTTCGTGGACTCGCTTGAGCGCGAGGTCGATAGCCGCGACACGCTGCTCGTTGGGGATCTGGGTCAGCCGCTTTGGGTTCTGGCGCAGTGCATCGGCCCAACGGGTCAGTTGAGGGTCTTCCTGAGAATCGGTGGCGCTGGCGGCTGCCGCGTCGTCCTCTTCGTCAGGTTCCTCTTCGCTGTCCTCTTCGTCCTCGGGGAGGTCGTCGTCGAGGATTTCTTCCTCGGGTTCCTCTTCGCCTTGTGACTCGCTGACGAACGCATCGGTGAGGATGTCGTCGAGGGAGTCAGACTGGACGGCCGGGTCCGGGGTAGCGGTTGCTCCCGGATTCCCTTGTGTCCCCCTGGCTTCGGCTACCGCCACGGTGTGCCCTCCTTTGGGCAAAGAAAAAGCGCCGTCTGCCAGCGTCCCGGTGGGGTTGGGGAAGCTGACGGACGGCGCTTGGCTTGCGCTCATCCTCCGCCATTGGAGGACTCCGCTTAGGGCGAAGCCTAGTCAGAACATGCGTACAGGTGTCAACGGGGAATCACACTCGCCCCATCGTGTACTTCTTGCAGCGGGCGCACCACGCCCGCACGACGGTTCCCGGTTCGCCCTCGGCAATCTTCTGCCTCTTGTTCACCCTCAGTACGTTCGGGCATTCATCGTTCGCACAGAACAGAGGGGCGAGGGTCATGACGCTTTCCTCCGAATGGCCTTCACGTCATCCGGCGTGAGGGTGCCGCGGCCGAGTGCCAGGGCGGCTTCGGGGTGGGCGAGCTTCCAACGCTTCCGGTCGGCAGTCTCGGGGAGGTAGCCGAGCATCTTCCGACGTGCTCCCGAGACGATCTTCGGGTCGATGCCCTGCGAGACCTTGCGGAGTGCCGAGAGCTTCGCCGTCATCGAGTCGCCGCGCTGGTAGTTCTTGGCTTCCTGCGCGAGGTCGTCAATCTGCTTCGCCTCGTCGGCGGTGAAGCCGCGATACCTGGGGAGGTTGTAGTACTCCGAGGTCACCGCGCGGTAGAGCTTCTCCAACGGTGTCCCGCTGACGCCAAGGTTGCGGGCGATGTAATCCTGGTCAGCTTTCGGCTGTGAAGCCAACCACGCATCGACCTTGCCCCAGTCCACCGCGCCGGTTGTGGGGTCCGTAGATTGGTCGATGGCGTTGAAGTAGCGGTCGTTCGGGGTGCGGTTCGACCCCTTGGAGTCGCCGTAAATCTCCTTGAAGCGGTAGCGCTGCTCATCCCTTCGGGCCTTCATCTGCGAAATCCACTCCTCGCGCGTGATCTTCCCGGAGAGGAGTTGCTGGTCTGATGCCTGCTGCTGGGAGAGAAGTTCGGCGCGCACGGCTTCGGCCTTCTGCTTCTGGGAACTCCCGTGCTCGACGGAGCGCTGCCAGAGGTCAGGGTGCTCCTGCTTGATCTGTTCCTTCTGCGAGGGTTCGAGGTCGTAGAAGTCGGCGCCGAACTTCGCCCGCGAGACGGTGTTCAACTGGTCGGTGGGCGAGAGGACGGAGGCTTTGATTCCGCCCAGGCCGAGCAGCCGATTGGTCGCACCGGAGACGGAGAGGTCGTCTTTCGAGACATCTGCCACGGAGAAGGGGAGCAGGGAACGCACGAAGTAGGCGGGGTTCGAGATAGACGCGTCCTCCCCGGTGAAGGTCTTTCCCGAGAGCAGGTCCCACGCCATCCCCACGACGGGAGAGGCTTTCGAGCGCAGCAGATACTCCGGGTCGGGCTTCCGCAGCACGTCACCGACTCCGCCACCCGTGACAGCCTTGGCCACGCCTTTCGGGGACACCGGAGAGACGGATTGCATGATGCCCTTCGCCAGCGAGTCCCACGGCCCGAGCAGGGAGACGTCGTTCCCAGTGGGGAGACGGAAGCGGAGGAAGTTCGGAGACTCCGGGTCGAACATCTCCTTGTAGGAAATCGGGCGGCCGCCGGCCTCGTTCGCCGCCACGGTGAGCACCGTTGCGGTGCCAACCATCCCGAGCAGCATCCTTCGCGCTTCGGCACCCTCAAGCGAGCCGTCCGTGAATGCCTTGGCAATCACCTCGAGCTGGCTCTGGAAGAAGCGGGGGGCGAACTGGGCGAGCTGGCCGACTTCCCCGGCGAAGGTGTTCGGACTCCAACCCGTCGCCCGGTTGGCCATGTCCGCGATCTTCGACATGTTCTCGGGCGTCATGTCGAGGCCCTTCTTCTCCCACGTCTGGTAGAGGGTGTCCGCCAGTTGGGTGCGGAAGGTGTCTCCGAAGTAGCCAAACATCCGGTTGGAGCCGCGGATCGGGTTCCGGCCAACCTTCGGGATGTCCGCCTTGCTGATGGCTGCAACCTTCCCGGGCAGTCCCTGGCCGATTGAGAACTCTGTGTCCGCCCCGCCGATATGCACTCCCACTCGCGCCCAGTCGGCAGAGGTCGGCCGCCCGGCTTTCTCCGCCGCCGCGTCGAAGTCCTGAAGGTACTTCCCGAGCGCCTGCGGATCGGCCATCGCCTGATAGGCCACCTTCATGGCCGTGCCGTAGCCGACAGGATCACGAGTGGCCCCGAGCAGTCCCTGAATGCCGGTGAACGAAGCGTCGAGCGAAGCCCGCAGTCCACGGAGGAGGGAGTTGGTCGCGACGATGGCGCGTTGCACCTGCGCGCCCCGCCCGAAGAGCACAGATTCCTTTTCGAGGTAGCGGTTGGCCGCGTTGGCCACGAGGTCAGGGAACGTCCACCCCTGAAGCTGACCCATCTGGATCGCGCCCTGCTCGCGTGGGGTTTGGCGGGCGTCCTCAAGGGCTTTCTGGTACTTCGGGGTCACAGCATCCAAACGCAGCTGCGCCTCGTCGAGGTCCTTTTGCAGTTGCGCGGCCTGGCCCGCGTACTTCCCGCCGCGCTGGCGCAGTTCAACGATGCGCTTCTGGGCGCGCGTGATGGCGCGGTTGACCGTGTTCACGTCGTTCAGGGCGGCGTCGAGCGAGAGGTTCCCGCCGGTCATCTGGGATTCCAGCGTCTTCGCCAGTTCATCCCCCGTCTTGCCGATGCCAGCTCGCTTCGATGCAGTGTCCAATCGGCCGGCGATCTGCGCGACAGCTTTCCGTGCGCCTTCGTACTCTTCCCTGAGAGCCATCGGCATGCGGTCTGCCGGGGTCTGGCCAACCCTCACCCCACCCTCATCGGTCACTGAGGTGAGGTAATTGGCGACGTGCTGGTCGATCGCCTTCCCTGCGGCATCGTTCGCGTACGAACGCATCGCTTCGGCGAAGGGCGAATACTCATACCCGGAGTCGAGGGCTTTCATCATCGACTCGAACTCGGCCGACTTCTCGAAGCCCTTTCTTCCTCGGCCCCTGCTGGACTTCAGCGGAGCGTTCGCGCCTTCCTTGGCGGCGTTCCCGCGAGGGAGGTAGAACCCTTCGGGGTCGATGTCCGTGCGCGAGCCCAGGTGCTCATCGGCGCCGACCTTGTTCAGCAACTCCCGATACGGCGCGGTCATCTCTTTCAGCGCCTGCATCGTCGTGGCCTGCTCGGGGGTCAGCAGCGGCCCGTAGGTCTGCATCCGCGCGGCCACGTCCTGAATCGTGGGTGCGCCGGGAAGACTGGTAATGCGCCCCTTCTTGTCCGTTTCGAAGGCGTTGTGGACGAGCGAGTCAGCAATGGTCGAGAGTCGCGCCGCCTGGGAGTCCGCGACGTTCTTCATGGCCTGGCGCTGCTGAAACGCGGGGGAGGCGATGGTGTCCTTCTCGGGCATGTTGAACATGCGCCGGGCGGTGTTCATCCATGTGTCGAGTTTGGACAGGGGCGCGGGGGTCAGTTCGGGCAGGTCGATCAGCGAGAGCGGCGACTTCGCCGTATCGGCCGGAACGTCGGCTGGCTGGGCAGGCTCTGGCGGAGCAACGTCCTCTGGCCCCGGAGCATCTGAGGCGCTAGAAGTGGTTGCCCCAGAGTCAGGGGTGACGTCCGGCTCAACCTTCGGAGTGTCCTGAGCAGCTTCATCAAATGCCCCCTTCGCAGGTTCAGGCGAGGCGTCAGGGTGTATACGGTTTACACCCTGATCCGTAGGCGGCTTACTTTCGATAGGCCCGCCAACATCCTCCGTTTGCAGCCCGACGTGGCCCTTGCCGAGCGTCTCCGTGGCAACCTTCCCGCCCGCTACGCCACCAGCCACCCCCGCAATCAGGCTCCGCACCTCGGGGCTGAGTCGGTTCCAGCCCGGCACCTTCTGGCCGTACTCCTGCTCGCCGGTCGCGGCGACGTTCGCGCCAATGACGACGCCCGGGCCGCCCGAGTCCAGCAGTTCAGTGGCGACAGTCCCGAGCTTCCCCGAGAGTCCAACACCCTTGACAGCCTTGGATGCGATGCCCGGGCCAACGTAACTCAGCGGGTCGGAGGCAACGTCGGTCAATGCCCGCCAGACGAAGTTCTTGTTCGGGTCGGCTTTGTACAGGTCGGTCGATTCGCCGCCCTTCTCGTAGGCGCGGATGGGGTGCTGGACGGCTTCGGCCAGAGACTCGCCAACGTCCTTGAGGGAAGCGGTCTTTTTGTACTGCCGGCCGGTCTTCGGGTCGGTGTAGGTCTCCGACTTGTTCAGGCCCGAGAGGATGCCGAAGGCCGGGGCGCCGACGTACTTCCGGGGCGCGTCCAGGGTCTTCATCGTCGTGGAGAACGCATCGCCGCCGAGGTCTTTGCCTTCGTCGAGGATGTCGCCCACGGTCGATGTGGCCCGGTCGAACAGAGATTTGCTCTTCTTCTTGGGTGCCGGGGCAGGCGCGGCCTCAGTCCCCGAGAACCCGAACACCCGGTCGCGCACCTGATTCCGCAACTGCTGGGTGTAGGCGGCCATCCGCTCCGCGCGCTGGGGCGCTTCGGTGAGCGCCTGCGCCTGAGACAGCGCCTGGGGCGAGCCGTCCCGGAGCAGGGGTTGTACCTGTGCCTTGAGACGGTTGGCGGAGTCCACTTCCCGGACCCGCTGCTCCATGCGGCTGACCCACTGGTAACGCTTCACTTCAGCTTCCTTATCCGGGTGACGGCGACACGTGGAATCGCCAGCGGGTGCCCGATCTGGCTCTGACTGCGGCTCTGAGCGAGGAGAATTTGTGTCTTGTCCTGGCTCACGAGATACCCGACCGACGTGCAGGTATCGATGGTCAGCGTCTCCCTGGTCGCGTGAATCCACGGCGTCGCAGCGCCGGCCGAATCAACCCACGTCACCTCTACTCGCTTCACGGTTCGATTGCCCTCCGGTCAGCAACACGGTGATACACGAGCACCACGCCGTTCTGCCTGTGCTCGACTCTCGGCAGGCACCAGCAGTTCACCGTCATCAGCCTGTGGACCTTCCCGCCCATTCGAGACCACAGCCCATAGAGCGCCTGCTGAAACGCACTCGCATCGCTCGCGTTCACGTAGTCGTCCACTAGAAGCCGTACCCACTGGGCCCGAACGTCCGCCCGCGCGGGGCGGCGCGGAGTGCCTGGTTGTACAGGTCGTCCCAGTAGACCCCCAGCCCGGTGGAATACGCCTCCTGCGTCGCCTGCTGCTCGCTCGGGTTGAGCGCGTTGTACCGCTGAAGGTTGATGGCCCAGGGAAGTTTGGAGAGGCCAATCGCCGGGTTCGTGAGTTCGTTCCCGAAGCTGCCTGTGAAGGGCTGCGCTCGCATCTTGCCGGTGAGCTTCTGCAGGAAGGGCTGGTTGCCCAGGTCCTCCGGCTTGTACTGGTTGTACGTCACCGTGGAACCCTCCGGCGCCCCACCGCCAATCGTGCCTCCCGTGGCCATGCGCTTCGGCTTCACGCCCTTACCCAGAGCACGTTTGGTTTGCTCCGGGTTCAGGACGATCAGGCGCGCACCTTCGGGGGAGGGCTGGGCGATGGCGATCTCCGCGTTCTCAGAGGGCTCCTTGCCGCGGCCGTCGCCCACCATGGCCATCGCCATCTGTCCGCGCATCATGCCGCCGTTCGCGAGGCGCTGAATCCAGATAGGCGCACCCGCGCTGATGGAGTCGTTAGCCCCGTAGACCTTCTTTGTGTACGGGTCGGTCACCTGGAAGCCAACGTAATCGCTGCCCAGCGATGGCCCGGCGACACCCGTCTGCGTGTACATCCCCTGGCCCTTGCCGAGGCCCGCGACGGTCTCGTTCTTCACGCCCGAGAAGTAGTCCTCTTTCGGGAGTGTGTAGGACTGCACCCCGCCGGGGTCGGTGCGGCCGGTGTCCCCCGAGACGTAGGTCGAGGTTGGCACCGCTCCCCCGCCGGCTCCGCCGCCGTAGTTGAACCCGCCCCCCGAGGTGGTTGCCCCGGTCTTTCCCCCGAGCGATTCGAAGGAACTGTAGGGTTGCTGCTGGCGCGGGGCGGCTGTCCCTCCGCCCCCTGCGCCAAGGTCGCCCATGAGGTCAGCCCTCAGGCCGGGTTTCCGCACTTCAGATTCCTTCACCAGTCCGTCGAGGATCGAGAACACGTCGAGGCTCTGCGACCGCTCGGGAGTGGGCGGCGAGAGGAGGTTCAGGAGCGAGTTGTACTTCACCCAGTCCTGAGGCCCGCTCCGCGACGCGAGCATGTCCACCAGTTGCATCTTCTTCGAGGCGAGCGAGTCCCGCTGGTTGAAGTTCGCCTGCTCGGTCTGCAGCGCGAGTTGCCGGTCGGCAAGGTCGGCCGAGGCTGCGTCCATGCGCTGCTGGCGCAACAGATTGGCCCGGTCGAGGCCCAAGCGCTCCTTGTCGAGCTCGTACTGGTTGTCGATCTCCCTCGCTTTCTGCTCGAGTTCCATCCGGGCGAGCGCGGTGGAGTTGTCCTCGTGGCGGTTGTCGAGCGCCAATCGACGATCCCCGAGGTCGTAATTCCCGAGGGTGGAGAGCCAGGAGAGGACATCGTTATTGACGCCCGAGCCGGTGAGGACCTGCGTGGCCATTTACTGATACCTCTTCTGGATGGAATCGAGGATGGAAGGGGTCAAGGACTGAGCAGGAGTGGAGATGCCCAACCGTTGCGCGAGGCCGGGGTTGGAACCCTGCGAGGCGCCGGGCATCAACTCGCCGATGCGACTCTTGATCTTGTTGAGCATCTCGGAGACCGTCCCCGAGACCTGCGAGGTGGGGTTGATGTCGAGCGTTCCCGAGGGTTCAGGGGCAGAGATGATCTGCTGCGGTGCGCCGCCCGTGGGAATCGGCCCGAAGGTCGGCGTGGCGGGGATGTCGCCCATCGACAGGATGGAGTCCGGGATGTCCGTCAGCCGTCCGCCCACCCCCGCGTTTGCGTCGTACTGGTTCATCAACCCTTCCGGGTCGATCGTCGTCATGCCGAAGTTGAGGATGCTCTGGTTCGGGTCCAATCCCAATCGCGATGCGAACGACGTTGCCGCGCTGCCGATGTCCATTGGCGAGAAGGAGGTCTTGCCGTTCTGCGTGGTGTACGGGGCGGCGTCGAGGATGTTCTGCGTCACCATGTCCGCCCTCTGTCGCGACTCCGCCTGCCCCTGCAACTGGCGGGAGACGCGCGCCTCCGCGCGAGAAAGGGAGTCCTGGTCGAGGCCACGCTTGGCGTTGAACACGGAGAGGTTGTTGTTGAACTCCGCCTGGGCCTTGTCGTTGGCGAGCTTGTAGCTGTCGAGCTGGAAGTCCGAGGCGAGCTTGTTGAAGGCGTTCTGGTTGGCCGTCTTGATCGCCGCCAGCAGTTCCGGGGGTGCGTCGCCGGTGGGAACTATCGTCCCGTCGGGGAGCTTCACCGTGCCGTACTGCGCTTCGGTGAGCTGCTGCGCGGCCGCGGAGGCGTTCACGAACTGCTCCGTCCAGACAGACATGGCTTCACCGAGGGTCAGGCCGTCCGCATTCGTGCCGCCCGGTCCGGTGAACTGGGCCGGGTTGGGCTTGGTCTGCATCACCGCGTTCAGGATTTCGTGGGCGATGTCCGCCTGTGCCTCAGGGGAGGCGTTCTGCAAACTGCCCCCCGCCTTCACCGCGGCCTGGACTTTCGAAGCGATGGTCTTCCCGATGCTCATGACACGATGCTTTCAAACTGGGGGTCGGGCGCTGGCCCGAACCGTTGCGACAACTCCGCCAGTCTCTGGACGGCCTGTGGGTCTTCCCAGTAACCGGGGTCGTTCAACAGCTTCATCCGCACGAGGTTCTCGTATTCCGTCTGCTCGTCCGCCTGCGTGAAGCCATAGGGGTAGCCGTCCGCGAGGAGGAACGATTCGACACGCTTCTCGAACTCCAGGAGTTCCTGAAGGATGTCGTCCTCGATCTTGTTCCAGCGCTTGGCCCCGAAGTCCGCGACAGCCATCAACGCGCCTCCGAAGGGGTGGCATTGCCGGGAGGAGGGTTGTACCCATTCGACTGCCCCGGTATCGGCCCCTGAGATGCGGCGTTGGCTTCCTTCCCCACGGTCGGCGGCTGGGGCTTCGCCGGGGTCGCCCCGGTCTCCTGCCCGCCGCCCATGTCCTGGGGCTGCGCCCCGGGAGGCGGAGGAGCGGGCGGTTGCATCATCTGGTAGCGCTGCATGACCGACTGCAACACGAGCGGTTTGAGCGTGGCGAGGATGTCCTCGCGCGTCCGCATGTCGTCCCAGACCATCGGGTCGTCGGCGCCGAAGCCACGCGTCTGGACAACAGACTTCGGCACCATGCCCGCCTGCCAGCCCTGCAACAGTGACTGCCGTTCGGCCATCCGGTTGGCGTCCGAGAGCGGGTCGATGGTGACGGTACAGGGTGTCTCGTCCACGTCGTCCGGCCCCAATCCCAGCCACTCGACACCACCGTCGCGCTTGTCTTCCATCGGCACGGAGATGTACACGCGCTCCCCATGCTCCGAGTCGCGGATGTCCTTTCGTACCGCGTCACACACCGCCGCCCACGTCCGCGCCTCGTTGTCGAGGCAGACTTCGTACTGGCTCTGTGCGGCGCCGATCAGGGTGTTCACCGTGTACCCGGCCGGGTCACTCCCCGGGCTCTGGCCCTGGGCGACGGGGTTCATGCCGTTCCGGGTGTAGAGCATCATCAAGGTGTTGATGACCGAGTCGTTCAGTTCCGGCTTCCACCCCTGCAGCACGTTGACGACATTCTGCCCTCTTGCAAGCTGAGGAACCTTCGAGGGATTGCTGAGGTCCAGCGTCACGGGTTTCTTCGTGGCCGGGTCAACGACGATATCGCCGTCCTTGTCCGTGATGACCGCCAGCTTCGGGCGCGAGTAGGTGTAGGCCACGTCGATACCGAGCGTGAGATGGTCGTTCATCGCCAGCTCGAGGCCGGCCATGCCCCAGGTAATCCCCTCGTGCCGCTCGGGGAGGTTCGGGCTTGAAGTCGCAATGGCCTGGCACGGGAACACGGGCACCCGGGACCAGCCGTGCTCCTCGAGTTCGATCAGCACTCCACCCACGATGTACGCGTACCACCTCCGGTCGTAGTAGCGGATCGTCTCCACCACTCCGCCGGCGTCGTTCGCGAAGGCATCGGTCGATCCCTGCTGCACCGGCCAGCCGCGCGTCCCCGGAAGGGGGAGGGAGAGCGCTTGAAGCTCGTCGGTGGACTTCCGCTTCATGAGCGAAGAGAAAACCTTCCGGTAGGGCTTGTACTCGTGGATCATCGCCTCGCACACGCCCTCGTCGTCCTCGCGGTACATCAGGGCTAGTGCGTTGACCATCCGCAGGGTGTAAGGCATCCCCGCGGCGAGGATTTCTCGCTCGGTGCGCTTGACGTACTCGGAGTCCCGCTCCTTGCGGGTGACGATCGAGCCGTTCTCTTCGTCGGTGACGTCCTGGTAATCGAAGTCGATCCCGTCGTAGGCGTCCGTCCGGCACAGTTCCCACGCGACCAGGCCATCCGAGTTCTGCGCGTCCACGAATGGCCGGCGCAAGGCTTTGCCCGCCTTGCGTTCGAAGGCGTCTATCAGGCCATTGCACCAGCGCGCCTGCTTCTTCGCGCGCTTCACGGCGCCGTCGTCCGTGCCCGATGGCTGGACATCGACGCGGTAGGGGTTGCGGCACTGGTTGGCCGTGGCCCGCAGGATCTCGTTGTGCATCAGGCGGGAGCGGACTCTGCGGTCGCCCTCGAGGTGGCGCTTCCACTTCTGCGGGGTTTCGTCCCGCTGATAGCGCAGGTCCTGGTTCTCGTTGACCCATTCCCAGAAGTCGGCCCACTCGGCCTGCATCGAGACGTGGAGGTTCAGGAGGTCGGAGAGTTCGGGCTTCGGGTACTTGATGTCCTGCTCGCGCTGCTTCTGCGCGTCAAGCGAGGCGAGGAGTTCCGGGTCGTCCTCTTCGAGCATCCGTCGCTCTTGGGGTGCCAGGGTTGGCGTCACAGTGACACTCCACTGTACGCAACGCCGAAGTCGCTGCCCCGCGATGCTTCATCACGAAGTATACGCAAGAGCACATAGCGCGTCGCGTCTTTGTGGTCGGCGTGGTGGTCATGCGGGGTTTTCGTCGCGTAAAGCTGCTTGGTCGTCGGGTCGCGCTGAGGCTTGAAGAAGTAGCTGTGATACTCCGCCACCGACTCTGGGCAGGTCTCCGGGTTCTCCGTGAACCTTCGGCTCTTGAGGAACCACTTGTACGCCCCCAACCCTTCCTCGCGGTTCGTCTCCGCAGCCTGGGCGGGCCAGCCCGCATCCCTGAGCGACTTGATGGCGACCGACTCATCGGCGCCGCATTCGATGTGGTCGAACCCGTAGGGTGGGCAGTGCTCGTTCAGGTAGGCGTCGATTTCGTTCACGCCGGCCGAGGTCTGGTGGAACGAGTGGAACTTATGCACCCTGCCCGAGGAGGTCACGCCAATCAGATCCACGACTGTGGGGTTGCCTTCGGAGCCGCCCCAGTCCACGCCCGCATAGTGGTACTTGCAGTCCTCCCACCTGCACGGGTCCGGGGACAAATTGCCCTTCGGGTGCTGTTCGGGGGAGAAGATGAGCACTCCGTCGTCGTCCATGCCGAACACCAGCCCGGTGGACGCAACGAAGGCTTCGGCCGCTGAGCTCGGATACTCCGCCCGGAACTGCGACGGGAGACCCTGGAAGTCGGCCCGTTCCCTCTCCAGCCACTCGAGGGAGGGTTCCCCGTCCTTCTGCCGGTGCGGCGCCGCCCACCATGGGTAGAAGCGCTGGACGAGGGAGCCGGGGTTCTGCCACTTGTCCGCGAACAGCCCCAGAGGGCCGTTTGCTGTCGAGCAGATGATGAGCTGCCCGCCGTTGTCGAGGGTCGGCTTGATGGCGGCGTAGTTCTCGTCGGCGTAGTCGTGGAAGGCCGCCTCATCCTGGACGACGAGCGTTGCGGTGAACGAGCGGCCAGCGTCGGGCGTCGAGGCGAGTGCGTAGATGCGGGAGTTGTTGGCGAACTCCATGACCGCCTGGGCGCCCTTCGTGTAGCGCGTCTGCGGAGTGCGTAGCCACTCGGGAAGGTGGCGGTACCAGTTGTCCACTTTTTCGAGCAGGAGGCCGGATTCGAGCTGGCCCTGAGAGAGGAGGAGTATGACGGCGTAGGGCTGGAACATCGCCTTCCAGAGCACGTAGGCCGCGATGATCCACGAGACGCCTAACTGGCGGGCCTTGAGGATGATGACGGACTGGCCGGTCTCGAAGAGTTCCGCGAGCTCCGATTGGTGCGGCCAAGGCTCGAAGGGGATGACCTTACCCTCGCGCACGTCCTGGAGGCGGAGGAAGGTGAGGAAGAAGGGGAACGAGACCCCCGCCGCGGCCTTGCGGATTTCGTTGCGGAGGTACTGCGCGTTAGGTTTGGCCTGGATCACTCCGGTTCATCGACTTCTCCCCACTGAATCCACTTACCTCGTAACGCCGCCAGTCGAGTTCGTCACCGTGGAAGTCGCCCGCGAGTGTGCCTACACGGTCTTGATAAGAGTCGGACTGACCGTAATCGCCGTGCCAGCCCTCGAGGGCGCGGTAGCGCTTGAACCCGTCGCGCTGGCTGACCTCACCGAGCGAATCGAACCCGTACTCGTAGGCGGGGACGAGCACAGTGAGATCGGATGGAAAGTCCTGGAGCTTGGCCATCAGTTCTCCGACGGTCACTCGTTCACCTCCCGCGCTGCCTTCAGGAGTTCTTCCTTCGTGCCGAACATAGTCAGCATCTGGGCCCGGTTGTCCACAAAGACGTTCACGTTCTGCTGCTCCTTGGGGTAATCACCCCGCAGCTTCGACAACTCCCGCGCCGCATCGATCGGGTTGTGCATCTTGAACTCCATCTCCTGAATCTCCCACGGCTCCGCATTCTCACCCGTGCCAATCCAGACGCGCCGGCGCTTCACCTTCACCGACTGGACCGCGTCGAGGACGTGCTTCGGGAGGTCTTCCGACGGGATGACGGTCACGCCGTTGTTGTCCCATGACACCACGTCACTGAGCCTTGCGGCGGCGATGTTCGAGAGCTTTTCCTGCACCTGGGCGGCCGACATGACGGCGCTTTCAGCGGCTGCGGCCCTCAATTCGGCGATTCTTTGGGAAACTAGTGGGTTGCTGGCGAGGCGGACCGCTTCGATGTACAGGGTGTTTGGGCGCATGTTGGCGACGGAGTAGCCCGCCTGCCGGTAGGCCTCGGCCTGGGAGAGGCCGGCGGCGACGTGTTGCGCGAAGAGTTCTCGCTTAGCAGTCAGCATTTCGCCGTGCCTCCCGAACATGCTCAGCCGTCACGCAAAAGTCCGTCCTGAGCGTACAACGTGTAGCTGCATGGCCTTGGAGCGGTAGGTGCATCTCATTGAACAACCCTGACGCTTCTTCCAGCGCGGTCCTCAGCGTAGTGACCTCAGCCTGCAATGCCTCGATGGTGGCGAACAGCCTCGATGGATCACAACTGGACAACCACAGTGGACCCTGCTGAGCCCAACCCTCTGCCAGTTCCTCGGCGCTCAATGTCTCACTCACCCTTGGCCCCCTAACCAGCGCCGCCACTCGCGATTGTCTCTGAGAGATTCCCCGTTTACTTCCGGCATGAACTCGTAATCTGCCGAGGAGAAGAAACCCCGCAGGTGAACACCGCTGATGTGAACCTGGCTCACATCAGACACCCGGCGGTAGACGTACACGGTTTCACCGTCCACGGGCGCGTCGCTTGGAAGGTCCAGCACGTCCAGCCCTCCATCAGCGGCAACGACGGCTCGAAGAAAATCCGGAGCCAGCTTCGTCGCGTAAGCCCTTGCCGCCGGTCCATCCTTTAGCTTGATCACCCTCGGCCCCCTTTGTCGTACTCAGCCAGGGCACGTGTTAGGTTGTCGCCCTTGCGGTAGACCCTTCGCGCCGCCTCCACCACCTGCTCTGCGGCATGGAGTGAGAGGGCCAGCCGGACGGGTTCGCAGGGCCATTGGTCGTGGCAGACAGAACAATAGTCTCCGAGGCTTGCCTTTGTGTGTTCGGCCAGTACCTCGTCTGCAAGGCTCATGGCTGCCACGCCGCACCAGGCCGCGCGCCTCCAGGTCTTCGGGCGTCACGTCCCGCAGCGTGGCCGCGGGCTCAGGCTCGAACGGGTCCAGTTCCGGGTCCTCGAGCGGGATGGCCAGCTCGGCGAAGAGCACCGCGAGGTCCTCTTCGGTCGGCACCGGGTAGGGCGAAGTCGACCGGTCGTCGCAGTAGACGACGTACCCGCCTTTCTATGGCGCTTCATGCGACCAGCCCTCCACAACGTGATGCAGACTCATCGCGTGCTTGCCCTTCGCCTCAACCCTCATTGCCCCCCCCGATCTCGCGTTCTGTGTGTCCGGCGTCGGCCAGTTGTCCCCAGAGGGTACGAAAGGCGAGGCTGGCACACTGGGGTACGACACCATTTCCGGTGATGCGGAGCTGAGCGGTTCGAGTGAGGTCCATCCGGGGTTCCAGCCCATTAGCCAGGCCACGAAGCGGGGATTCAACTGCCGGCGCGAGGTCGGGGCGCTCTGCGAGGATTCGTCGCCATGCGTCGGCGTCTCCGGGTCCGGGCGGGAAAACGGGGAGTTTGAAAGAACCTGAGCCTTGAGACTGTTGTGGTGGCCCTCCCTCATCCGAGGCGAGGTCTTTGTCTCGTCCCCTGCTGTCGGTGTCTGCCAGTAAACGGCTTGATTTCCGAGCAGATCCATCCGGCTCTTTCCGTCCTTCCGTACCAGGGCCTCCTCTGAGTACGCCCCCTTCCATTCCCTGCTGCTCGGAGTCCCCCAGTACCGGCTCTGCTGGTCCAGCCCCTGTTCGTCCTTCCTGTCCCCGCCCCGGCTCCGGAAGCTGTCCGATGCCGGGGTCTGCCACAGCGAACTCGCTCCCGTCAGGCTGTCCGTCGCCCCCGGATGGTTCCCCGCGCTCTCGCTGTCCTCCGAGCGCGGTGTCGGCCACATCGCTACCGCTGCTTGCAAGTCCCCGCCGCCGCTCTCCGTCCGGCCGAGTTCCGCTTTCCTCTCGCCACTCTCGCCGCCGCCCGTAATCGTCCTGGGAGTCGGCCAGTGCTCGGCCTGTTCCGCAGTCGTCACCTGGTGCCCCTTGCCAACGCTCCCCGTCCTCGAACGCGGTCCACCCGTCTGCCCCGGCGCTTCCGGCGTGCGCCAGGATGAAGAGTCGTTCGCGCTGGTGTGGCGCGCCGACTTCCGCCGCCGAGAATATGCCCGCATGAACGTCGTAACCCATGCTGAGAAGATCCGCTCGCACCTCTCGCAGTCCGATCCGCACATGCCCTCGCACGTTCTCGAAGAAGCACCAGGAGGGCTGAACATCTCGAATGATGGCTGATATTCGGGGCCAGAGATGACGCGGGTCTGCCGTCCCGAGCCGCTTCCCGGCAACGGAAAAGGGCTGGCAGGGATAGCCCCCAATGATTCCATCCACGCGGCCGCGCCACGGGCGAGCATCGAAGGCGTGGAGGTCGCCCCAAATCGGCGCGTCATCCAGGGCACCGTCCGCAATACGCGCAGCCAGGACTTCGCAGGCAGTGACTTCGTGTTCCACGTATAGGACGGTGCGAGCGCATCCGCCCAGAGCGTCATGCACTCCGAGGTCGAGACCTCCTGCGCCGGAACAGAGGCTAAGGACTCGTTGGGGACGTAGTACCACGTCATGCATCACCCGCCCCCGTCTCCGCGAACCCCGAGCCCCCGCACAGGTCGCACTCGGATATCCGCCGGCTGTAGAGCGAGCGCCACACGCTGTACCGGCCGGTGCCGAAGCACTTCGGGCAGGTCATCCGGTCACCGCCCGTCTCCATTCGTCCTGGAGCACGACCCACAGCGGCTGATCCCATCCGCCCTTCTGGGGCCTCATGCAACACCACGCGGGCCTCGCGCGGCTTCTTCAACGCAACAGTCATCAGCTTGCCTTCTCCCACAGCCGCACGTAGCGCGCGGCGAGTTCGTATCGATTGCCGACCAGGCCCTCGAGCTTCAGCGGCTCCTTGCCCCGCCGGATGCGGTCTGACTGCACCGCGTAGGCCAGCCGGAATTCGTCCGTCCACGCGATGCGCATCTGCCCGGCGTGGACCGGGCAGTCTTCGTTGCCGAAGAGCAGGTGCCCGCAGATTGAGCACCGCCACTGCCGGAGGGCTTTCCCACCCGCGGGGGTGAGCCGGATCGTCCGCGCCTGGCCGTCCGTCCATGTCACGAGACCCTTGTGCCGGGCGGCGGCCAGCCAGTACCGGGCCACAGACGACGAACCGAACTGGCAATGCCGCTGGACGTCCCGGATGGTGGTCGCGCCGGTCTCGCGTTCGAGGTAGCGGACCGCCCGGAGCGTCGCGATGAGCTGTTCTTTCACCACAACCCTCCCTGTTCGGCGCCGGAGTCCGACGGGATGCGCGGCGACCAGGTGCATTCGAGGCGCCCGGTGACCGCGCTCACGCGGCTCTCCGACTTGCGAATCAGTTGCTTTTTGTCGAGGTCCGCGAGCCGGCGGTTAGCCTGAACGCGGTCGAACCGGCCGCCGCTCGCCTCTGCCAGTTCCTCGGCGCTCAATGTCTCACTCACCCTTGGCCCCCAAACGGTCGAATGTCCCTGTGGAAGGGCTGGAGGGTGCAGGTCAACGCCCCATGCATCCCGTACGACTTTCCCGAACAGGCCGAGCATCTGCGATTGAGCGGGGCTGAGAAAGCTCACGCGGTCTCTGCTCATCCTTTCGCCTCCGTACTGGTAAGGGCGGCCGCCCCACCACGGCAGACGGCATCAGGGCAGTCCTGCCAGCGTCCATGTTTCGTGTGAGGTTTCAAGTTAGACAAGTCGTGAACCGCATGAAGGGCGGTCAGTAGCGCCGTTTTTAGCCCCCTGATGGTCTCAGTTTGCTGGGCGATGGTGGCGGCGGTTTCTCGATATTTCTCTCGCAGCCATGCCTGATATCCCTCGTCGCTCCGCTGGGCTTCCAGCGCCGTCCTGAGCCGGGTGTTCTCCTCTTCCAACCAGAATGACGTTTGGTCGATTTCGGCTCGTACACAGGCACATTTGAGATGTAGAGGATTAACTGGCTCCATGCAGTTCGTGCAGCGACCGTCTTTCAATATTACGTTCTCCGCTCGTAGCTGCTCTAGCTCACTGGCCTGTGCTGCGATGGTGGCGAGCAATGCCGCGCATCGACACGGCCAGCCGAACCCGCAGAGATTGCACCAACCCTCACCTTCCCCGCGCGGCCAGACCAGCCCCCTCGTCTCCGCCAATTCCTCTGCCGACAGCGGCTTCAGGTCAGTCACCCTGAGCCTCCTCTGGGCGCGCGAAGGCCCTGGCGTTCATCCAATCCTTTCGCTGGCGGTCGCCTCCAAGAATCACATGCGCCATGTCATGCGCGTCCCAGATGGCACGGCACTCGGAACGTGGATCAGACCAGTCGCCCCGGATGCGGTCAGCCATCCCGTTGCAGAAGTCGATGAGGGTCATCAGGTCAGCCTCGTTGCTCATCTCAGATCTCCTTTCGCTAAGCCTTGCTCAGCGGCCCAAATCCCGGCGGTCAGCCCCGGTGAACTGCAACCACACACTCCGCTCCCGGTCGGTCAACCTCGATTTGATCCGCGGGTCGAGGCTCATCACGTCCAGGTTGGTCGTCACGATGGTTGGCCGGCCGTTCGAGTGTCGGTCGTTCACCAACCGGAACATCTCCGCGTTCGCAAAGTCCGTGGCTTTCTCTGTGCCGTAGTCGTCCAGCACCAGCAACGGGGCCAACGTGAGTTCCCGGTGGACGTCCTCCTTGCTCTCGCTCGCCTCCTCGGAGAACGTGGCCTGAAACCTGCGGATCAGTTCCGGCGCCACCACGAACCTGCCAACTTTGTGCCACCTGAGCCACAGCTCCCGGAGCACCCCCACCCCGAGCCCGGACTTCCCCGAGCCCACCGTCCCCGTGAGGAACAGCATGTGCGGCTTCGGCGGCCACGTTTCGACGTACCGCTCCGCGACTTCCCGAGCTTTGGAGTCGCCCCATGATGCAAGAGAGTAGTCACGCATCGTCTCGGGAATCCCCGACCGCCGGAGAAATTCCCTCTCCGGGATTCCGGTGAGGCGGCAGATGCACAGAGTTACACCCTGCGGACCACGGTAGCGGCCTGAATCCTCACAGCGGCAGCACAGGTGCTCACGCACCGCTTCCTCGGGAAGTTCGCCGCCACAGAGCGCACATGCGGCCTGAACGACGATTTCCGCGTTCTCAGACAACCAGGTCTGGCGCTCTTCCGGGGTGAGTTCCCGGAGCTTGCGAGCGTGGGAGTTGCGGTTGAGCACCTGGGCGAACGTTCCTGCCAGCGGTTCCATGTGACCTCCTTTCGCGTTCGGCATCTCTGAGTAGCCAGTCCCGGACGTGGCCGTACTTGTCCGTGCCGAACTGGTAGCCCGGCGAGTTCATCGCTTTGCGGATCGAACCTTCGACATCCGGGAGTCCCCGGAATTCCTCGAGGAACGCGGCCTTGTCCTCGGAGGTGAAGGGTCTCCTGGGATTCGAAAGCGACTTCGCGCGCTTAGGGGATTCCGAAGGAATCAAGATCTCTGGTTCTAGTGGATCTGGTTTATGCCGCATGGGTGCGGCCACCGTCGCCGCATCGGTGCGGCCACCTGGGGGCAAAAAGCACAGCATGTAGGAGTTGGTGGCACGGTCTCCCGCAGCGTCCCACCGCTCGCTGATCACCAGTGCCCCCGCCTTGACCAGTTCCTTCCCGGCCCGGTCGATGGTGTCCACGCTCACACCCATCTGAGCCGCAAGTGCCTGTCGCCCGGGGTGACAACTGCCCTCCCGGTCCGCGTACTTCGCAGCCAGGAGTCCGAAAAGGCGGATGGCATGGCTCGAAACCCCGGCGTCCAACAACCACTCGGGGAGGATGGCGTAGCGGCCGATGTCCGTTCTCATCGACCGCCTCCGGCCGCCGCCAGTTCATATCCCCGCCACAACTCCCGCTGGCGGTCGTCCCGGTAGTTCGCCTCAACGAGCGCCCGAGAGAACGCCGGCGGCACCGAGTTCCCGCAGGCCGCTATCTGGTCGGTCTTGTTCATCCAGCCCGCCTTCTTCATGCGGTTGGCGTCGGGGTCGAAGTGCTCCGGCACCCAGACATCGATGACGTACTGCTCAGGGAACCCTTGCGCGCGGAACAGCTCGCGCGGCGTGAACATCCGCATCCCGATGTCGACGATTTCGTACGGGATGCCCTGCACGTAGACGAGCCCGAACCGCTCCTTGCTCGTCACCGTCCGCATCGGCTCGCGAGCGTCCGCGCCGTCGTTCGTGCCGTACAGCTTCACGAGGTTCGAACTCACCAGCGCGTGGTGGTCAACCGACGTGACGGCGCCGAGCGGGTCTGCGAGCTGGCTCCCGGGCGTCTGGTGGCCACCGGGCCCGCCGAAGTGCTTGGCCACAAAGTCGGCCCGGAGCGCCTCGGCCTGGACGATGCCGTGCTTTCCGCCG